TAAAGATCTAGGAAAGTAAGCAAGGTTAACCAGCCTTACCGAACAATCCACCCATACATAGTTACTCGAACAAGTAACTAACCCATAAATTCGTTGGATGAGTAGTCGTACTACTGTAAATCTACAGTTTCCAGACTATCCCTCTCATCAACGACAACCTTCTCCAACAGGTAGTGCTCCACACTCGTTTCTCCCGTCAGGGCTGATGCGACCTTCGAGTCTGTCATGACCAAGTACCGGTATTCACTGGGTGCTTCCAATAAGTATCGTTGGACGTCATAAGGAAAAACTTGTTTTCCCTCATACGCCTTCAACACTTTATGGGCCCAAGAGTGATCCGTGCCCTTGGCCGGTTCCAAGTTCAACTTCATCGTCCAACTTAACATTGAACGAAAACGTTGACACAAGTCATCGACAAGACAAGAAATGTCCTCAGCTCCATCGGGTACAATGAAGTCACCAGTTTCCGGATCAGTGGAAACTAGTGTCATCTCTGCGTGAGAATAACGAAGTACAGAGAGACGCTGCGCTAAAAGGTTTACAGAGGAACTCGATTGCCGACCCGGCAACCGAACCTCTCCTGCCTTCAGTATCCTAGCCAAGATCAATTGCTTACGGTGGTAACCGTCTGCTTTTGATCCTTTTTCGCCAGGAACTGGAGTCGCACCTAGGCCACCCAAATGTCGGGGACCAAAGAGATTCCGCCAAGTTCTAAGCAACTCTTTCGAGTGTGCATGAATAAAAACGGAAGAACCTCGAGAACTCTTTGGACAAAGAGACACGAAATCATCGTGCATTTGTCCCAGAGACTCAAGAGGATCAGTACCTTCTTCAAGGTTCTTCTCTCGGTCATCCTTCGTTTGTTTGGTTGATCCTAAAGGTGCAAGGAGAGCAAGATTCACCCAGGGTTCGTGAACAGGGATACCGTTAGGGAAAGTGTACAATTGTGAGTTCAAGGTAAGAAAATGTTTAGAAACATAATTCTTTCCGAGGGATGGGGTCAGACCCACAGCCTTCACACACTTTTGCCAAACCTTCTCGGTACCATCACGAATGACTCCTCCAATATCATCTCCGTTAATCAAAACAAATTCCTCTTTCGTCCAGGTATTACCCTTGGTCGCTTTTGGATAGATGCCAGTGGCACGAGCTTTATACTCACACCACATCGCATAATTGATTACACAGAGAATGGGAAAGGAGAGGAGACTGCCCATCAACTGACCACCCTTCTGTACGAAGTCTGTCAACTTATTCACCCCTTCAAACTCTTGGAGCTTCTGCTGTGCAAGCGGAAGTTTTTCTCCATAAGAGATATTGAGGTGGGTCATTGACTCCTTGGCAAGGAAGTAAGCTTCCATGTCATAGGACCAGCTAGATCTCATATTTTCTAAGATCTGAGCCAGACACAGTACAGAAGCGTCGTGATGAAGATTATCAGTCGCCGCTTCATAGTCACCCGAAAGAATCGATTCCTTCGTAAGATCCATTTTACCGAACAGCTCAACGTCTACATCTTCAATAGTTTTCCCGATCAGTCGAAACTGATCAAACTTACGAAGATGCCCGTGTATCGCCTTCTGGTACGGTTTGAGACGGCCATATATCCAGTTAGCCTTAGTGATAGGGCGCCATTTTCCAGGATCTGCAACAAAGCAGACATGAGCTTCTTTTGTATTGACAATATCATCTCTGATAAGTCTATCCATAAGAGGTTCACGTTTAGTCCGGGACAAGGCATCACCTATGTAAGAGTAAACTGTGATAGTACGACCATTGTGGCAGTACATGGAATGCATCTCCTCCCCTCGGAGAGAGAAATTCCTTTCCAAAGACCAATCAAGTCTTGGATTGTACTTCGCCCAATCGGCACGAACGCCGTTCTCAGAAGCCTCCACCGCATCAATCATAGCCGCTTGGTTACCACCAGCTTGTCTAGAGGACTCGGCACATGCCTTGTTACTCATACAATACTGGGGTCGTTCTCGATACTCTTCCAGGTCCCAACCTGGGGGAAAGAGTTCGTTCACCGTGCGACGGATTGAATCCAAAAATGGTTTCGGAGTGATCCAATTGTCTGTAGACAGACGCTCGCGATGTTTAATCGCAGTGTGAATCTTCAAGACAGAAGGAAGCTCCGGGAAGCACCTCTTTAGCTGCAGAATACTCGCAGCCAGGCGTCTTCCAACCTTATTCGGAACGCGGTTAGGGCCAGACCGAGCAAGTCGAGGTCGAACAAACCTCAACCACTCACCAGAAAACAGGGATTGATCCTCGGGAACACATGAGGGACGAGACGGAAGTTCATGTCCGTATACGTCACAAATGATCCTGCTACTCAAGAACTTCGCTCTATCCAGGGCATTCTTCTCATCATCATCCTTGAAGATTTTGATAAGATGCTCCAGGGAGTTCATTTCTCTCTTCGCAGAATGACAATCATAACCGAAAACATAAAGAATGTTTCGGAGTCCGATTGAGAGCTCCACGACCAGATCTTTGGTCCACCTGTTGGAAATGTTCACCGTTATCCCATAAAAGACGAAGGGACCGTCCTTTGGGGAGAGGGTAGGCGTTCCACGTCCTACTCTTCTTTCCGAATCGGTTAATTCGGGGGATACATTAGATATCTTTTTATTGCTAGATACCAGCTTCATGTTGGATCGAAGTTGATTTACT